GGCGCTTTTGATTGTGTGAACTAGTAACGGGTCTCGATAGGAAGAGATTCCAACAAAAATGGTATCAGACATTGTTATCCATGCAGTTGATGACTGACTCAGCCCAGTCAACCCAACTGTCATAGATGTCAGGCGACGGGACCCCTTGGTTTGCGAACACATCAATAGCGTTAAGGCCTCGAGCCCATTCGCGCCAATCTGTGCTCTCGTTCGGTATGCCTAGCTGGTTACTGGCGAACTGCTCCACCATCAAGTCAGCCCACGACACAAAGGAATAATATCGTGGATCATACAAAACAGCCATTAGTAGCCCCTGACGTCACCAATCTCCGCACTTAACAATGTCTTGCCAAGCTGGTAATCTCCGTTGAGCGTGTTGCTCGTAAACCGAAGCCTCATCTCGCGCCGCTGCTCCTTCATATCAATTTTGCCCGTGTTCGGACCAAAAACATACGGCGCTGACTCTACATCATCAGACTGAGCATACGGTCGGCCAGTAATCACCAGGTTCATATCACCCGTCTGAACAAAATCAGGCTCAACCCGCTCTAGTCGAATCCATCGGTTGTCGTTGGTTTGTCCTGTGGGTTGACTAGCCGGAGAAGCAGGCGCAGCCGGACCTCCAGAGACCCAGCCTATGTCGTTTGTCTCAAAGTACGACTCTATCGCGCTCGCCGTCTGCCCATTGACCTCATTGACCCCGTACTCATGCTGATAGACACGGACTCGGTTTGATGAGGTGCTAAAGGTCAACGAGCTGGTCCCCGACCCAGTGGCCGCAATGGACATCTTGACCCCCTGCTCATAAACCGCGCTAATGGGAATTGAAAACCCTGCGCCACCAACGATCGTTGCGGTTAAGGTGTCGCCAACAGCGTAATCAGATCCCCTGGCCGCAATCAGAACAGAGGTGACAGCTCCACCGCCTCCAACTGTTATGTCGGCCGTCGCCCCAAATCCAATGCCACCAGTTAGGCTAACACTGGTGTACGTCCCAGGCGTATAGCCAGAGCCCCCGGTGATTGATCCAAGGGTCTTGATGCTATTTGAGACCACAGTGGCAACAGAGGCACCACTTGCGACTGTTGATCCAGAAATGACCTGCAACGGCGCGACCTGAACGCTGGCTGTGTCTGTGTACAACCAAAGACTGCCGTTCGTTGCAATGTAGTCTTTAATGAATAGCGTTTTCCCAGGTATCACCGCGGCGTCTGCCATGATCGGATACGGGAAAACCAGAGGGAAGTACCCGGCGCTTCTTCTCGCGCCCATCGCCTCGCCAGCGTCGTACCAAACCCCCTCACGCACGTTGAATATAATTGCATCGGTGCATTCAGTTGCATTACCTCGAGGATAAAACCACCAGATTTCACCAAACCTTGGCACCTTGCAGGCCCAGACCTTCTGACGCTGAGAGTAATTTAAATTGTCAAAAAAGTAATTTTGGTTGAACGTGTTTGGGATTTCTTTAACAGTGCCGGCATACAGCAAGAAACGGTCAACCCCGCACCAGTAATAAATCCCGTCGTACTCAATCGCGCTCTGGCTAGATAGAATAGATGACTGGCTGCTAATAATGTCGTACTTCCAATATTGCGCTGGCGTACCCTGGCCACCTAGGTAAGAGACCCGTATAAGGCTGTCTAGGCTCCAGAAAAGGCCGGATGGGGCGTTGGTACCACCTCGCACTGGAAGGCCCTGTACGATCTTCCCAGACGCCACGTTGACCTCATTGGCATCTGTCCCAACCCAGTTGTACGGATTGCCCGCGGTGCAGTTTTTAATGAACCCGTTGTTCCCGTAAACGAAAACATAAGGGTGCAGAGAGACTACGCCGCCGGAAACGTCCACATTGTTGTCAAACGTAGCGGTGCCGGTCGCAGAACTAGGGACTATATTGCTAACAGTGACCGAGGTGGTGTTGACACCCGTCACGAACGTGTCATCCGGGATGTTGGTCCCCGTAACCCTCTGCCCAGCCCCGACCAACACGTTTGCAGCAGCAAGGGTTATTACGTTCGTATTGTTGCCCGTAATAGAAGCCGTAAAAACCCCGATTTTTGACATTGTTGACCCGTTAATGTCGCCAATCAAAACCGGAGTATTGAAAGAGTTGTCAATCAAAGAAAGGTTCTGGCCAGGATGGGCGAGCAATGTCCCCACCCCATTCCCGCTAACGTCATAGAACCCATCAAATTGCCATAAGTTGTTGGCGTTTGAGGTAAAGTTTGAAAGGGTAAAGTTTAGTACCCCCTGCCCGACACCGTTTGGGTCTACTGTCAAACGCTGCAGGCCATCGCTGTAGCCTGAAAAGACGCTATTGCTGCCGGCTACCGGGTTGACCCACATCCCTCGAGATGGGCCATTGATCTGGTCAGAAAGAACCTTGTACCCGCCAATTTTGCGCGGTCGATTTCTTTGGAACCTCGTCCACCGAGATGATGTATAGAAATTTTTGTCAAATACAGTGCCGTCTCGCTGAACTCCGGCGAGGGTGTTTAACGAAAAAACCTTCTTGGTCATTCTTAGAATACTCCACCAGCAACCCCGCCGGTAAACGTGCCAGAGCCTGTGATTGTGAGCCCCGTCGCTGTTAGACCAAATCGTTTCGTTCCAACAATAGAAAACCCAATTTCGCCTGTTCCAACGTAATACATCCCAGTGTTCGACTCGGCCAGAAACGATAAAGGCGGCGCCCCAACACTTCCAGAGATCAAAGAAAGGGAGCTACCCCCAGCGGCTATTGTGGAGGCGTTGAGGAGGTTTACAGAGTCACATAAAAGGATGACCTGCTGGCTGCTAGGCACAGAAACGGTCGCGGCCCCAGATGCCCCAGTGGTAAATGAGATAGACGAAGACGACTGGTTTGTAATGTAGTAAACCTGAATTGTCTGCGGCAGCACCACAGTCACTGGAGAGACGATCGTCCCGATATATTTTTGGATTACGTTGGCCGCTTCCGATGTAGAAAGCGTATAGGTCCCGTTAGTTACCGTCTTGGTGAGCTGCGTAAAATTGAATAGCGCACTTCGTCCCAACCCAACCGTGTAAAAAGCGGTGCCAGAACAGCAAACAAAACAAGAGTCCCCAGGCGACAAAGTTAGGGCGGCCGATCCGTCAATAAGTTGGCCCGACCCCGGCGTAACAGACAAGGTTCCGCTACCTGCATTCCGCACCAAAAAGAACCAGTCGTTTCCTAGCGTAACGGCCGAGCTTAGGGTGAGAGTCCCCGTTCCTCCAGTCCAAACCCTGTTATCTGCACGATCGGCCGCCACAGCAGTGTAATCAGCCGAGAAGGTAACAACCGTGACTGCTGAGTTAAGTGTCCCGGATATTGCCTTGACGCCGTACCCAGCCAGCGCAGATGCGTCAACAGTGGACGACCCGACCCCAAAGGATATAAGCCCCCAAGTTCCCGCCGCGGTCGTGTTTGTTGTGATGTAGATATATTTTGACTGGCCAGACGCAATCGTTACAACCGCACCGCCGGCGTTATCCACAACGTCAAATGAGTTCGCCCCCGTGTTTCGGATGAGCGTGTCCTCGCCAACAGAGGCCTGGTTCGCCGCGGGTAACGTGATTGAATACCCGGCAGATGAGGCAGAGACCTCCATAATCCGAGCAATCGGCTGTGTAGTGGCAGTAGACGGCCAGGACAGCGTGATGTTCCCCGTGAGGGTGATGCTGCGGTACGAAACGTCAGTCGGTTGAATGACGTCTCCAGTAAAAGGGCTGATAAAGCTCATCTTAAGAATCCCTTGCGACTGTCTGCCGATCGCCAATTCTTGCCACGTCTGACACTTTTAACATGGCGATTACCTTGTCGTATTGCGCCGCCCACAAAGGAAGACGCTCGTCGTTCTTTAAAAACGGCATTGCCTGCAAGAGACTCCCGTACAACATTGCCTGTGGAGCGTACTGAGTAAACCAATTTGTCTGGTTTGTCTCGTCTAGAGGCTGAACACGTTCGTAGTAAAGAACCTCGTAATTGTAAGCGACGTCTGGCGTTGGTGCGACGAGCCAGTGCGTGTAATCGTAGTCACAATAAAATAAAGGGGTCCCCGTCAACGATTCGTTCGGCCAATAGTTTCTAAGATATTCATACTTTCTAAGGTAAACCGGCTGCCTCTCGCTGTTGCTAGTTAGGTTTACAGAAACGGTCTTGTACCAACGGACCGGCTTAACGATAATTGGCTCATTCGGGGTCATTGTGCTGGTAACCACATTCAAGTTACCTAAGAACTGGATTTCCGAGGCAATAATCTGCTCGGCCAGCATAATGAACGTCGGAATCTTTTCTAGCGTGGCAGTGTCCGTCCGCTCAAGGTAAGACGAAATGTCGCTCACTAGACTGTTGTACGTCATTCCGACTGCCATATATCCCCCTATTTGGCTGCTACGCCCTTGTGCTTCTCAAACGATCGCATTCCGCCAAATCCCAAAAGACCAGCCAAAAGTGTCATGAGCTGCTCAACTTCAAGGTTCGGAGGTGCGGTGAGACCGGCTGGAATGATTTCAATCCCCTGCCCAAACGACCATCCCCACTGCATTAGCGGGTAGCCTAAGAACTGGTAAGCCAGGCCCAGAACCCCAACCCAGCCGACAGCAGGACGCCAGCCAGAGACAAATAAGCTGCTACTCGCCGCTTCAATCTTATTGACATCCACTTGCGCGAGGTCTGTAGTCTGGTCAATCCTCTTTTCCTCAAGGTCAAGCTTGCGCTCCTCCAACGCCATTTCCAAGCGTTCTTTGTCCGTCGTGATGAGCGAATCCGCAACTTTGCCAACGCCTTCAATGATTGAACCGATGCCCATCAGATCCATTATTTAAGCCCTTTCAGAGTACGATTGATCCAGCCCAGCAAAAATTTGGATTGGGTTTTGTTTTTATTGCAAATGTCGGCGTAACGAGTAATCTTTGCTAGTGCATAGGCTTTCTTAAACGCTTCAGGCTCAGCATTGTTAAACTTTTGCAAGGTTACATCGCCAATCGCGCCATCTGGGGTAGCACCAACAATCAATTGCGCTAGCTTGACTGCAACGCCCATCCCAGTGTTTACGCCGAAGTTGAAAACCGATTCCGCAACAGTTTGGTTCGCAATTTCATCCCCTCGTAAACGATCCCAAAACTCAGCTTTATAGAATCCACGTACCATTCCAGTAAGGAGCGGATTGTTGATTTCTTTGTGGTCAATGAGGTTCCA